CGGAGATCCGGGGATCGAGGGAGTGATCCTTTTCCCGACGTCGCCGCCTGCTCTGCCGCCTCGACTTCGCGAACCTTCCGCGCCTCTTCCTCGGTCGGGATGAACTCAAGATCGGAGACGGGATCAATGTCCACGTCATCCCACTTGATCTTCCTGCCGGTTCGAGCCGCGAGCGTGATGATCAGCGCGATCACCGCATCGGGATCGAGGTCTTCGAGCGCGTCGAGGAACTTCCGGGTGCTCCATCCCGTCCGTTCCTTGATCCATCGCCCTTCCTGAGTTCGAGGTGCGCCGGACCACTCGAACTCGTGGACATCCGATCCTTCTCGCCACTTGATGATCACTAGCTGATCCTCTCTCTGTCCTGACGCTTACGCGTCACTTCCTGCCAATGTCCCGTTCGGCCGCGCTGATCACCTTTTCGGCGACGTCGGCCGTTACCGTCTCGTACTGCTTCAGCGTCCGATAGAAGTACGGGTGCGCCTTCTGTGTGACCCAATTCGTCTCGTCGCCGAAGACCGTGTGACGCCAGCGCGTATACCGCTTCACGCGCTCCATGTAGGCCGGAAGGTTCTGCTCGTCAGCGGGCATCGAGTAGGCGTCGAGCCAGACGAAGCCGCCCGTGTACTCGCGCGTCGTATCGACGTTCGTCTTCAGCGCCTGAACCATCTTCCGGCGAAGGGATCCCCGCTTGCCGCCTCGCGAGCCTCGATCACGAGTCCGCGACGGGATCGCGAGGATCTTCGCCTTCACCTTCTGTTCGGCTTCGTTGACCGGACCCTTAAGCTCGCGCTTGATCTTGTCGTGCCACTCCGGCATGCGCGAGTACCGACGAAGCTGCTTCTGAAGTGCCTTCAGCTCCTCGACGCTGCGCTTCGTCGGTGCGGGGGTCTTCGGCATGATCGAACCTTACGACGTCGCTCGCGTCAGCGCGCCCGCGCCCGGCCACGAAACAGACGTGGTCGCGAGGTCGCCCACCGCGCCGTCGAGAGGGTTGTATTCGCTGACGAGCACGTTGCCGGAGTACTGAGGGTTGGTCGCCGACGCGGTTCCGTTGACCGGCTTGATCACGACGGCCGTGACCGTTCCGAGCAGAGGGAAGATCGTCACGTCTGCCTGAGACGCTGCGAAGTCCTGGTTCAGCTCGACGTCGATCGACCAGTCTTTGAGACCACCGATCCGGCTCCGGAACGTGTCGCCCATCGCCGTGTCTTCGAGGTCTTCCGCCTCCGTGTTGATCGTGACCGATCGAACGGAGCCGGAGAGATCAACACCGTTGATCGAGACGAAGGCATTGATGAATGCGAAGCTAGCCATTGTTGATCATCCTTCCTAAGATCCGATTCCGATCGCGCCCGCGATCGTGAATGTTCCCGTGATCGCTGAGATCCGGAAGCGGTAATGGGTCTCTGCCAGCGCGCCAGCGAGCCGGACACCCCAGAAGCCCCCGGCCGTGGTGATGGCAGGGAACGCGATCCGGGTGACGGCCGACGCGAATCCGGCACTGTCGTCTGACTCGACGAGAATCGTCATGGTCGTGCCGGGGGTGCCCATGACGTGAACGGCCGCATAGAGGTACTGACCGGCCGCGACGTTGCCCAGAACGACCGCTGAGCCGGTCGCGCCGGTCGTCGAGACGGCCGCCTTCGCCTTCGCGATCTGGCCACGCACGAGCCCGACCCCGTTGCTCCCCATCATCGAGACGGAGAACGGAGTCACCTCTCCGATCGAGCCGAACATCTCGTATGAGAACTGACCAGCCTGGAAGAAGTAGGCCGTCGAGCCGACCGCGCCGGTCGGAGACATGGTCACCACACGATCGGCGACGCCGAGATTCGCGAAGGCTTGCGGGTCGATCGCGTCAGTCGTGCCCGACTGCCAGAAACCGGAGAGATCAGCGTCCACACTCTTCAAGCCACCGACGCGCGAGCGGAAGCCACCAGAGCCGAAGGTCGTGTTCTCCTGATCCTCGACAGACAGGTTCATCGAGATCTGATTGAGATCTGTCGTCATGTCGTAACCGTGGACATAGGTCGTTGCATCGACGAGCGCGAGGCTTGACACTTACTCGTCACCTCCGTCGTCTGCCTTCTTCGCGTGACGCTTCGCGGTCGGCCGGTTGTCCCCGTGGACGCGAGCCGGATCCGGAGAGTCGGTCATTTCCATGATCGAGCCGCCCATGACGAGCGCCGCGACGTTGATCGCGCCCGGAGTCTCGTCGTCCGGATCCAGCTCGATCTCTCCCCCGGTCGGCACGCCGTTGATCGCGTTCATCCCGACCACAAGGTATTTCTTGATCGCCATTTGATCACCCTTCCTACGCTGTGCCGCTTGTGTGCACGATCATCCGGAGCCGCGCGCCGAGATGGTCGAACTCTGCGACCACGAACCGCGCGCCGTATTCGAGCATCTGGGAGATATGCGCATCGGTGCCTTCGAGCCCCAGCGTCTTGCCGTTGAAGATCGCCTGACGGACCGACCGCACGCCGGAGCCTGACACATAAGCGTCAAGATCGTCTTGCCTGATATCCATGTCGCTCGTGCCGACGAGAATCAGGAGATCGAACTCCCAGGTGTCGAGCCCGCGCCCCATCGCGATCACGAAGTCTGATGTGAAGGGGATGACGATCACACACGGAAGCACGTTCGCAGCGTCCGGCACGGTGTCATAGACGTGAAGCTCCGGGATCGCCGTCTCGATCGTGGTCTTGACCGCGTCTCGGATCGTCGCGAGGGTGCTCACACTGCCCCCATGTCGTACCGCACGTAGCCGTTCAGAAGCTCGATCACATCGGGGTCTTTCCGGGTGATCCGCATGGGACCGAACTCGCCGAAGCCAGCGATCCCGAAGACCGCGTTCTTCCGCTGGAAGAGCTGGCTCGCCTTGAGGATCGTCGCTTCGTTGATCGCGTCGGGAACGGCCGACCATCCGAAGCGCGCCGTGACGAGAAGGGTCCGCCGGAACTTCGAGGGGATGAATCGCCGGTCGCCGACCGCGAGGATCCGCCACCATGCGAAGGCCGTCGCGTCGAGATCGGCATTCTCCGGTTCAAGCTCGAAGTCGTCATCGATCAGCCACGCGTTCGGGAACGTGCCGTCGTCTCCGGTCGAGACGATCAGTCCGGTCGTGGTCGAGATGTCCGTGACCCACGCAATCCGATCTTCCATAGGCCGGAACTTCCGTGTCTGCACGGTCGGATCCTGCCAGAATCTCCGGCCGGTGTAGTTGTCCACGGCCCGGCTCGCTGCGTTGATCGCTCGCTCGATCAGGTCCGCATCGAGCCGCGAGCCGGAGTCTTGAAGGTGATCACGGAGTTCGACCTCCGTGCAATACCCGTTTGTGATCGCCATCCGTGATCACCTCCTACTTGTTCGTGCCGGTCCGCTTCGTCGGAGCCCGACGAGCAGGGGTCGAGGGTGCCGGATCTTCGGCCGCCTTCTTCGCCGCGCGCTCTTCCTCGCGAACCTTCTCGTCGGCTTCGTGCTTCTCGCGCTTGTCGCGCGCCTGCTTCTCCGCATCGACCTTTTCGAGGGTGCCGGGGGAATCGTGGTTCACCCATTCGGCTTCGGTCGGATCCAGCTCGATGTGATCGCCTTCGGCCCACGGCCCGTAGGTGCTCGACCCGTATCGGTGTGTGACGAGATACCTCATGACGGATCAGACCCCTTCGAGGTGCACAAGACACCACACGGTCACGATCACGTCGGCCGTGATCGGAGTCCACGATCCGGCCGTGGTGAGCTTCACGCCCACGCGAGAGCCTGCCGCGCCTCCGTCAGCGCCTCTCCCCTGCACGGCGTGCTTGCGGAGCGTGTCCGTGCCGTTCAGAGCCGCCTGGAGGCCGGTCGCCGTGCCGTCGATCGTCGCGTCTACGGTGCACGTGCCGGTAAGCCGCGCCGAGTCGCTCGTGATCGAGACCGCGATGATGTCGTACTCGAAGGGGATCGTGTACTCCGTCGCCTTCGCCACTCCATCGACGACGGTCATCGCGACGGCCGATTGTGCGTCGGCCACTGCGCCCTGAGAGAAGAGCAGCGGAACGAGCTGCCCCTTCGAGATGATCCGCTCAATCTGCTGAGCCTTGCCCATGATCTTCCTTCCCGCACCGGAGCCCCTGACGCTTACGTGTCAGGGGCAGACCGGCTCAGATTCGGTTCTAGTGGTGATCAGCCTTAGCCGATCGTGATGTTCCGGAGGGTAG